TAACTTCGGATAACATATGAATTCCTTAGAGTTTAGTTTTACAGATCAAGAGTTTCTTTCTGTCATTAATATGATAATTAAACTAGACGCACCATTAGGAGAAGAGTACATTCCCTTAAAATCTATGGACGAACGGATTGATATGGGTCGGCTAGATAGTTTAAGCATGATCGTATTTTTTGTATGGTTATGCCATATGTTTGGTATTCCGGAATCTAAACTACAGGATTTTGTTAAAAAAGAAAACTTAACTATTCAATCAATAAAAGAATTTGTTACAGCAGAAGCTACTAAAACTTACACATATGCTGACGCAGAAGAGTATTCTAAAAGATGTATGTAACCCACACTAATTCAGTATATTCTGAGGATATAACTTTATTAGATCATGTTCCTTATCCTCAATATGGGCACCAAATAGCTAATGGTGGGGGTTTTACTGTTGAACAAGGCATAAAAATTATGCCCGGAGAATTAGTTGATTATGTTTTAAAGGGTAAGCATGGAGCTAGTTCTGGGACCTATCAATTTATTCAATCATTAACACAGCTAAATAACTATAAAATAGGGCTAATATTAGCTGGAGGAAATAATATCTGGACGGGGTACTTAACAACCGTTTCTCGTACAGCGCAATATCCTTCGTATAGAGTACCTGTAATGGGGATTACACAGGTATACGCAGGATATATTGCCAATAAAATTGGGTCTTTTGATTACATATCAACTGATAGTACTAGTTGTATTAGCGGCCACTCTGCTTGGTATACAGCTTACAATATGTTAGCCTTAAAACGATTAGATGCTGTAGTAGTTATTTCGGTAGATAATGGACTTTCAGAAGATTACTTAACTATATTTGGAGAAAATAGATTAACTAAATTAGCCGCCGAGGAAGACGACCCATCTATTACTAAATTTAGATTAGGTCAAGGTTGTAATATATCAGTATTTGAAACTACACCAGCACTATGCAGGCATTCAATATTAGCTAAAATTACTGATATGTATATTGCATCTGAATCATATTCTAGTCCCTTGGGGATATCAGAAACTGGGGAAGGGTATAAAAAAGTTATTAATATGGTAAATACAAATGACATTAATTTTGTTAAAATGCATAGCACGTTTTCTGCGGATAATAGAATTGAAGAAGAAATAATTAAAGATAAGTTTGGAGATATTAAATTAATTAACTATAAATTACGTATTGGACACACTATGGGAGCAGCTACTGCTATAGAAACAGCATTGGCAATACAGGAAGAATCTGGTAAATTTCTTAGCTTAGGAGCCGGTATGGGTAATGTATATTCATCTGCTGTAGTGGAGATTTTATGATATTTACGCATGCTAGTATGATACAAGAAGGAGAATCTGCTTTATTTTATAGATTTGATAGATCTTTAAATGGTTATATGATAGCAGGAGTATTTATTGCTCCTAATACGGCAGCTAAGTTAAACTTTGCTAAGGTATGGAAGTATTTCGTATCTGAAATAGTACAAGCAGATGATATATACTGTTCTATACCTTTAGGAGTAACAAGTTCTATGTTTGAGAATTATTTAAATTATCATGATACAATAAATGGCTTTAAGATATATAAGGTTGATAATTTTCTTAAAAAGCAATACAGTAGCTATGATAAACATAAAGAACAAGCTGGGAGCACCACATGAGCCACGCAGACGATCCTAATTTAGATACAACTGAAACAGATGCTTCTACTTTAGTTCCTGATTGGAGTAATCCACCTAGTCTTGCTGATCTTAAACAAGATCATGAATCTGCCCAGGTAGCCCATCAAGTTCATGTTGATGAGGTTGATGCTTGGTTAAGAGTACTTGATGGCGATCAGACTATTAATGCTAAAAGAGGACGTTCTAAATTAGTACCTAGATTAGCACGTAGACAAGCAGAATGGCGTTACGCTGCTTTATCAGAACCCTTCCTATCCACAGACGATCTATTTAATACTTCTCCTCAGACATTTGAAGATAAAGATTCTGCAGTACAGAATGGTATGTTATTAAACTACCAACTTAACTGCCGCATGGATAAAGTATCTTTTATTGATGAGTATGTTAGAACAGCAGTTGATGAGGGCACTGTAGTTGTACGTGTTGGTTGGGAATTTGAAGAAGATAAGCGTAAGGTCTATAAAGATGTAATGGAGATGCAAGTAGTTGCAGGTCCAGATGGTCAACCTGTTCAACAAGAAATTAAAGTAGGTGAAAAATCATCAATAAAGACTATTACTACTAAGAATCAACCTGTATTAACAGTGTGTGATTATAATAATTTAGTATTAGATCCTACTTGTGAAGGGGATATAGAAAAAGCTAATTTTGCTGTTTATAGCTTTGAAACATCTTTATCAGAACTTAAGAAAGACGGAAGATATAAAAATCTTGATGATATTAATTTTGAAAGTGCTTCAGTATTATCTGAGCCTGATCATGCAGTTAATACAGATGATGATGCTTTTACATTTCAAGATAAAGCCCGTAAAAAAGTTATTGCTAGAGAATACTGGGGGTTTTGGGATATTGATGATACTGGGGAGGTTAAACCTTTTGTAGCTACCTGGGTAGGTGATACTTTTATTAGAATGGAAGAAAATCCTTACCCAGATAAGAAACTCCCTTTTATATTAGTTCAGTATTTACCTAGACGTAAGAATATTTATGGAGAACCCGATGCAGCTCTTATTGAAGACAATCAAAAAATCGTGGGTGCTGTTACTCGTGGCATTATCGACATTATTGGCCGTAGCGCTAGCGGGCAACAAGGTATTAGAAAAGATGCCCTTGATGTAACTAATGCACGTAAATTTGAACGAGGTGAGGATTATAAGTTTAATGCTAACGTAGATCCTAGACAAGCATTCCATATGGAAGTATATCCAGAGATTCCTAGATCTGCATTAGAAGTATTAAACATGCAGAATAACGATGCTGAAGCATTAACAGGCGTTAAAGCATTTACTCAAGGTATTTCAGGGCAAGCATTAGGAGTTACGGCTACTGGTATTAGATCAGCACTTGATGCTACGTCTAAACGTGAATTGGGTATTTTACGTAGACTCTCTAATGGATTAAATCAGATTGGTCGTAAAGTTATTTCAATGAATTCAGAGTTCCTGGAAGACGAAGAAATTATTCGTATTACCAATGAAAAGTTTATAGCTATTAATCGAAATGATTTAGGAGGGAAATACGATATTAAGCTTAATATTTCTACTGCTGAAGCTGATGAACAAAAAGGTAGTGAACTAGCATTTATGCTACAAACTATGGGTAATACTATGCCTCCAGAAATGAGCCAGATGATATTAGCTGATATCGCTAAATTACGTAAGATGCCTGATTTAGCTAAACGCATTGCCGAATACCAACCTCAACCCAATCCATTAGCACAACAAAAAGCACAATTAGAATTAGCATTACTCCAAGCACAAGTTCAGAATGAAACTGCTAAGGGTCAAGAGAATGCAGTTGATGTTGAGCTTAAGAGTGCCAAGACTCAAACAGAACTTGCTAAAGCACGAAGTATGCATAGTGATTCTGATAATAAGGATCTAGACTTTGTTGATAGAGAGTCTGGAGCCAGAGATATGAGAGAAATGGATATGGAAGGCAGAAAGCATGCTCAAAACATGGAGAGTAAAGAATACGATAGACAAGCTAATATGGAAACAAAGGAGCACGATAGGTTATCTAATCTTGATAAAAGTGCATTTGATCAACTAACTAAAACACAAGGGGGAGTATGACAGATTTAGAACAAGTTGAAATCCAAATTGAAATGGCTGAAAAGTTAAGAAAATTAAGGGATAATTGTGTTAAATTAACAGCTAGTGAATCATGGAAGGATGTTATTGGTGAGGGGTATTTTAAAGAAGAAGCAGCTAGGTTAGTTATGGCTAAAAGTTCTAATCTTACTCCTGAACAAATGCAGTTAATTGATAACATGCAATATGGTATTGGAGCTTTAGCTAATTATATTGAATCTGTTATGAGACGTGGTGCCGAAATGGATCAAGCTATAGGTGAACATGAAGAAACTCGTGAAGAAATTTTAGCTGAGGAGATTAGTGTATGACACAAACCTCCTTAGGCTTATCTGATACAGAATTTTTAGAAAAAGATCCTGCTGAGCTTTTAGCTGAAACAGACGAAAAGCCAGCTGAACAAGAAATTGAATCATCAGATAAAACTGATGAGGATAAGGTTGCTACCTCCGAAGAGGAGGTAAGTGAAGCACAGGAGCAAACTGAAGCTACACCTGAAGAGAAAGAAGTAAGCCAACCTGAAGGGGATACCCAGAAGGCGCATGAACCTTTCGCTGATAGTGGTACGACAGAATCTCTTGATACTAGTAACGCAGACTCGACTGATACAGAGGAGGATACTCCGGAAACTACAGAGTTTGATTACGAAAGTGCTTACAAAAAGGTATCTGAACCTTTCAAGGCCAATGGCATTGATATGCAGGTTAAGAGTCCTGAGGATATTATCCGTCTAATGCAGATGGGTGCTAATTATCAGAAGAAGATGGGCAAATTAAAGCCCAATATGAAGATAATTAAGATGTTAGAAAACAATGAGCTTCTTGATGAAGCTAAATTGAATAATCTAATTGATTTATCCAAAAAGGACCCTAAAGCTATTGCTAAGCTTGTAAAAGAAAGTGATGTAGATCCTTTAGAAATCGACAAAGATGCACCCACAGACTACGAACCAACTAATTATTCTGTTACAGATAAAGAATATAATTTGGATCGTGTACTCGATGACATCAAAGATACCGAAACATTTAATAGAACCATTAATGTTTTAACTAAGGAATGGGATACAGAAAGTAGAAGCACTATCTCAGACCAACCTGAAATTATTGGGATTGTTAATGCACATATGGCTAATGGTATTTATGATGAAGTAAACGCATTATTACAACAGGAAAAAGCACTAGGTAAACTAGATGGAATTCCTGATGTAGAAGCGTATCGACAAGTTGCAGAATATATGAATAAAAATAATATGTTTAAGCAACCTGAAAAACCTGTTGGGAAGTCGAAAGTATCAAGTAAAACTGACGAAAAAGCTGAGGCTGATCGTGATAAAAAACGAAAAGCAGCAGCACCGGTCAAGCAAGCTACTACACAAAAATCTAAACCTGATGATAACTTTTTAGGTTTATCAGATGAAGATTTTATGAAGAAGTATGCTGTCCGGTAATTTATCACTATTT